TATATGATGGTATAGTAGCTATTACTCTAGAGTAATTTGACCCACCATTAATTATTGTAGCTTTAGTTATCTGACCACTGATTACGTTAGCAAACGCTGTTGCATTAGAACCATCTCCAGTAATATTTATACGTGGTCCAATATGGAATTTGCTTGTTGAATCTGGAGCTGTGGTGAACGCTTCGCTAGTTCTTGCTGTAGAAGTAGTGCCTATCCATTGAGAAATAGTTTTAATTTGTCCAGCACCGGTTCCTCCAGTTATATACAAATTAAAATCATTGTAGAAACCGTCAGTTTGATTGACGTCAATATCGAGCAAAGTAACAGAGGTTGAGTTAGACGCCAATACTACATTACCTACAGCTGTTACGTAATTGTTACCGCCGTTTGAGATTTCTATTACTTCAACAGATCCTCTAACTGCAGCAGCGGTAACAGCCTCTTGAGGACTCAACGAGTCTCCGACTCTCTTTGCAGGTATAAACGTAGCGGTTTGATACTTATTTTGTTCAGCTGGAGTGATATTATACATAAACTTCCAGATGTATCCATCATCCGTTACAATCTTCGACGTTGATTGTCCTGTAGGTTTAACCGTCGACGCTGCACCTTTATTATTATAAAGACACTTGTAAATATTACTTTCGTCAGTGTACACGTAGTATGCTTTAGTAAACAAATTACTATCAAAATTATTATATTGCGCGTATACGGTACCCGATGTCCAATCATATCGCTTGGCAGCAAAAGAAACATCATTGTTAGAAATCTTCTTTAGGCCAAGCATACCTCGCCATACATCATAATCACTATATTGAATTGTATCAACTACAGGATCTGGGTTACCAGCTCCGTTTGCCCATGGATGTACACGAGAAAAGAATACGTACAGCTGATCATCACCTCTTGATACTTGGCTTTTAAAAGTATCAGCAATGTGTAGATTAAATCTTCGAGTTAGCTTGGCAGGCATAATTAAATATTACCGTCGTATGTGTATCTGAATATTCCGTTTGCAAGAGCTGCTCCACCACCAAACGGCTGTGTAATAGTCAGTACAGTGTTACTAAGAACAGCGTCTACTATATATGTCGTGTTGCCAGTAGCGCCGGGGTCAATATCTTGTATTTCAATAGTTGATCCGCTCTGAACAATAGTTGTAAAGAAGGTATTATTACCATTTACAGCTAGCGGAGAACCTATTGATACAATTGGATCTGTCAACAATGTTGAGATAGATGTTGTTAGATACGGATCAATAATTTCATTGTTAGATACGCTTACTGTTCCATCACCTGGCAACAGTAAGATGTTAGTTTCAGTTACTGATGTAGTAGATCCGATGCTTGGTAGGTCAAAGGTAAACGATAGTTGATTATTAGTTGAAACTACAGAGCCAAAGACGGGCGCACCGTAAACCTCAGAGCTAGGTAGAATTGTACCAGGATAAACTGCGAAATTAAGTTGTGGTGACGATACTACTGTAGTTGGATCAATAGCATTAACGTCAAATCCAAACGATACAACATTGGTGTTACTTACAAACGTACCATGCTGTACCGGACCACCGTATACATATGAGCTTGGCAATATAGTACCAGACTCAATAGTACGACTGAGTACCGTATCATCAGAGAACCTAGTTGTCGAAGGTATAGTAAGCTCTGTATTAGTTTGAGCTTTAATGAGATTAAGGTAAATTGTTTCTTCTACATCAAACTGGCCCGCAAAATCAATTTCATCTTGAAGGTTAATTTGACCAAACAGCTTACTTCCAGCTGGATGTAAAACATTTTTAACTATATCCCTATAAACCTGTAGTCCTCTTTGAGACTTGATTACATAACTATATTCTTGATAATAATAGTTGTCTTGAAGTCTCATGTTCCATGATAGAAAGCCACGAGAGTCTGTAAAACGTCCTATAGTTTGAGATACACCAGATACAATAGGAGAACCAATAGCATCGGCTGTTCCTGTTCTGGTTGTGTTCTGAATTGTAACTGGAAAAACGGAGCTGTATAATGAGCCACCATTATTAACAGTAACGTCTGTAATTGCACCGGGAATAAACACCGGAGATATAACTGCATTTTTTCCCAAGTAACCACCACTACCATCGCTTACTTCCAACACAGAAATAACATTATCAATAGTAGACACACCGGGAAGGTTAACTTCGTAGTTACCGGTAGTTACAGCAATAGCATTTACAGAACCAACAGTTTCAGCAATAGTACCCAGTGCACTGCCCAGTGTGGTATAAGCATTAGCTGATTCTAAATTAGCACTTGCTAAAAAAGTATCGGTGTTTGCGGAATCACCATATGTTTGACCAAATCCAATTCTTGTATTGGCTACAGCTTGAATTTTGTCTGTATATACAAAAACATTAGCATAAGGAGGTCCAATACTTAATACTGTTACAGATCCTCCAATACCAGTACCACCTGAAACTGTCGCAGTTGTACCTTTAGGGCTATTGTTAGCGCTTGAACCACCTACCAACAAGCCAGAGCCGTTTGCAGCTAAGGGTGTTGCTACTCTATAGCCACTACCACCATCAATTACTCTAAAAGTAACACCAGAAGGTTTTGTGCCTGACACTACGCCAGTAGCACCCGTACCCGTTGAAGATATAAACCTAACAGAATCTCCAAGCTGATGACCCGATCCACCCCTATTGGTTTCAGGGTTGTTAAAAACTACATCGACTAGTGCACCGAGAGCACTTGTAATTGTACCACTGACTCCATTATCGGCCAAGATAACTTCTCTGTCTCTGAAGGTACCAACTACGTTAGTAACAGTAAATTGTCTTACTTGTATACCAAGTTGAATAGTTTTGGCTACCGCGGTACACTTGCCCCTAGCACCAGAAGTCTGACCAGTTACAAACTGACCAACCATGGAATCTATATCACCAACTATAGGCTCGTGTATATTAACCAGTTGATCTCTAACCCATCTACCATCCGAGGTCTTTAAAATAAAATCAGCGGGGTTAATAAAATCTATTTCTTCATCGTATAAGATTCTAAACAGCAATTTAAAGGATAATTTAGACCCTTTAGTTTGATATAGATCTTTTATTCTCTTTACTACCAATCGCTTGTCAGCTAATATTTCAGTTGGGAAATCAGCTAAAACTTCCTTACGAAAATAATCATAGAAACCGGACAAAGAGGTTGTATCAATATCCTGGTTATTAAGTAGATTTTTAGATGCGTCAGTTAACTGATTAGTAGTTTCCATCCACTCATAGTAAGCCTTGAGGAACGCAACTAACTTTGGTCCCTCTTCACGCAGGTATTCTGGTACCTGACTTTCAATAAACGATGAAACTGTTTTATCTGTAGCCATTAGTAGACATACGAGCTTTGATTAAGTCCAACATCAGAAGGTGATGTTGCCTGAGTAGTAGACAGTGTACTGGTAGTAGAAGCTACAATACGTTTAGTTTTAGTATCTGTAATTGATACGAAAGCATCTGCCAGCAAAAGAATCTGGTTTCGTACAGTGTTAATATTTTCTCGTCTAGGTGTGGCTGATACTCTAATAGAATCAAATTGGTATCCAGATATACGTAAGCTAAAAATGTCTATTGTACCAGAGTCATAGTCTACTGTTCCAGCATTACGGTTAAGATATACCCTATTTCCACCTTGCAATCTATAGATTCTAAGTACTCCGGATCCATTGTCATCAAAATAACAGGTTACACCTTGGTGAGTAAATCCAGTACTCGATACTGTATAACGGTGACCAGGATGAGGATTGAACATTGGGTTGTTAAAGTTAAGAGTATACGATGTTAACACATTGCCAGTAACCGGAATAAATCTTTTTTGCATTTTAGAAGCTACAGTAACAGCAACAATGCTATCGTCCAATTTAGCTAATGCATTAGATACTCTGTAGTCGTAAAACGTTTGATTAAAAGAACTCAATTCATTGTCTTGGAAAAGCCCCAGTTCAGTATCAACTAATGAGATTAATCTATTCGGTGATTTTGCTGTAAAGTTTGAATTGTATGTAACATTAATGGTAGGTACAATGTAAAGGAAAGTTGCATCTACAAATACTGGCTCTAATGATAGGACGTTAAATTCGTCCAATAAAGTAACTAGCTCTTGTTTACGAAGATCGGTCAATATGTTGGCACCAATAGGCTTTGCACAAACATAAACCTTTCCATAAATTGGAGGACTATTGTCTTCACCACCCCACACACTAACGGCTTGAAGATCTCTAGCTTTATTCAGTAATAGGTTTTTATAATCGTTTGCAGTCACTGCTCGATTTTGCGCAGTGTAGCTCCTAGGTGCATTAAACTTTATACTTTCGATCGATTGTGGGCCAGCTCCGCCTGCTGCACGAGAAACAACGGAAGTAATGTAGCTGTAACCACCTATGGTACTAGGACCAGTAAACCTATTAATTCCATTCGGTGTAGTGCCATTACATACTTTATAATTTAATTTAACGATATTACCATCGATCAATCTCTTTCCGAGAATATTATCTCCAAAAAGCACCTCAAAAGCACCATCATTGTTTTCTTGCAAGTAATATACAGCGCTGTTGCCAGTAACTCCTGTGATGGCGCTAGCTAGCACATAGTTTTGAGAAGAGGTATTAGAGATCGATTGCTGTACGTTGACCGACAGAGTCTCCGTATCACAATCCTCATTGTTTAACAAATATCTAACCGGAGCATTGCTGTTAACAGTATACGACTCTTGTACAGGATTACCTTCCCTGACAGTTACGGTTGTAATGTAGTTTGTGTTTCCATCAGGAAGTACAGTGCTAGATGCTTCGGTAGAAAAGGTATATGTTATACCATCCGCTGATGATGTAAACTGAGTGTTTGCTGGAATAGTAATACTAGCGGGAGTACCAACTGGTTGAAATTGTAATCTCAAGTCAGCTCGAGCTCCCCGAGCTGAACCAGGAGTAAACCCAAGCATCTTTGCTCTTGAAACAACGTTGTTACGGAGCAACGCACTATCCAAAAACATTTCATTAGAAACCATGTTAGTATAAATGGAGTTGTAGTACGTGTTGTAAGCCAGCAGATGCAAAATGGTTTGCATACCAGATGCTTCGAAGTCGTAATCTTTAAATTCGTTTTGGCTAGACAAAAACGTCTGAAGATTGGCTTTGATCGTATCAAAGTTTAAGTCGGTAACTATTAGTGCGTTATTGGCTGCCATTATCGTACTCTTTCTATTGCTACGTCTAGTTCAACAGGAAATCTTTCGTTAACAATCATGAACTTAATAGTAATATTAAGGGTGTTGAGATCTTGATCGTTTCTAACAACTATATCAGTTACCTTTGCTCTAGGTTCATGATTTGTAATAGCCAATCGTATTTGCTCTTCAACTACCCTGTCTAGCAACGGATCATCTGCGTTTTCAAACAAAAACGCTCTTATGTTGCCACCAAAAAGAGGCTGATAAGGCCTTTCATAATAATTTGTTAGGATAAGGTTTCTCACCGCTCTTTTAACTGCCTCAGCATTTTTAAGTACAGGCAGCCGTCCAGTAACTGGATGAGGGGTAAAGGTTACACTGACATCACTAAAGACAATTTCACGTAGCAGTGGAAATTGGGCACCGTTGTCAGACATCGAAGTTCCAAGTTGTTTTTATTTTATTTATCGCTGTTCTTAGCGTCTTGTATCTCTTGACGCAAAACTTTACACAACTTTCCAATTTCAGAAAGTGATTTTCGCGCTCGGGTGCCGGCAGACTTATTACCTCCCTCGAACTTTTCAAGTTCAGCAAGTAAAGTCTGATAGTGATTTTCCATTAATTGCTTTGTGCTCATTTTTATCTCCTTAACTAAAAACAGTGATTTCGATTGG